CCAGGTCTTAGATAAGACATTAGTTGTTCTCCTTAGTTTATTTTCATTGGGTTACGTATATTAAACTTCTGTTAGACCAGATGGGATGCTCGATGGGTTTTCGTTTATCAGTACTTCCTCTACCCAAGCAACGGAATCTCCGCTAGTTGGGGTACTTTCGCTTGTTACTAGAACAGTGAACACGTTTCGGAATAACCTACGTCCGTCTTCAGTTGTGTCTCGTTTAGCGAAATTCTGTAGGGTGATGTGCCTGTAGGAAGTCTGTGTTCCTAAGTCGTTTGGCACAGGTAAAAATCCTCTGTTAGCAACAAAATCATTATTAAGTAGGTGAGCGATGATAGCTCTGTCATGGCGTGGATGACGTGCGTAACTTGTTATTTGATACATTAAATCCCAAGCTGCGGGAACTTCATAGTCAAAGACTTCTCCATTAGCTGGGGCAACAGTTCCCTGCCTATCGTTATCAACCATAAAACCAGAATGCTGTCTGTAGGACGCCCACTCTACACCAATTAACTCAATAGTTACATATGGGTAGGACTGGTTTCTTAGCTCTACATCAGGGTTAGCAAACCACGCTTGAACTGAGCGAGAGTTGTTTTTTTCATCGGTTACAACTATCCCCTGCAGAAGGGTCTTTAAGGCTTGGTCTTCAGAAAGTATAAAACTCATGGAAGTATCTCCGAATCAAACAAGTACTCAGTAGTTACATCTACTAAAGCGTCTTCTAGTTTAAGTTTGTGAGCTTTTGCAAATTTTCTAAAAACTGGCATAGGAGGAGCATCGCCATCGCCATACTCTAGGTCTTCAATTCTTGTAGCAATATCTTCAGGGTACTCAATATCCATAGACGAGTCGGTCATTACTACACGAAGTCTTTTAGTCAAGGCAACAGGCCACCCAGCAGAAATTGCGTCTTTACGCAGAGCTTGGGTTAGGGGCTTATCTAAAGTCTTAGAGGCTTTAACAATGGAGGGAAGAAGTTCTTTAGTGTTCATTTACGCCGTACCTTTTTACGTAATAACACTCCTATGGCTAACCCTACCAAAAATGGTTGAATACTCTTACTGTCATTGGTTGCGTCTTCAAAACCACGAGCAAAATCTGCTTCAGTTGGTTCAGAGACTTTTTTATACTCGTCTCTATACAAATAAGACATGGCAATCTCCAATGGAGTATCAGGGTCGAACGCAAGGGGTACAGCTTTGATTCCCGCATGGAATCAGTTCAATAATAAAGCAAAAGGCCTCCTTTTGGGGGCCCAAGCTTCTACTTCTTTTTGTCGTCCTTATCGGACTTCTTTACTTTCTTAATAATCTTTGCGTCAATCTTCTTATCTTCAGCCATGGTCTTTGGCTTCTTCTTCTTGCCGTGAGCCTTATCAGCCTTCTCAAACTTGGCCTTTTCGTCTTTATCAAAACCAGCCTTTTTGAGCATCTTGGCGTCTTTCTTTTTATCTTTGTCTTCTGTGTACTTTCCCTTTTCAAATGGTTTAGCCATTAGGGTCCTTCTTTCCGCAACCACAGTTGCCACATTTGCACTCTGGCATTACATGCCTTTCTTTCTTACCATAGAAGACTTCTTGCCCTTTGCAGGAGCTGCCTTCTTAGCAAACTTTTTATTTGCTGCTTTTACAGTTTTCATGCCGTGCTTGTCTTTTGGCTTACCACAGCCACAGGTAGCGCACACTACTTCTTCTTCTTTCGTAGAGCAGCAAAATCAGAACCTTCTAATTTGCCGTCTTTGTCTGCATCAAGTTTCTTTTGCTTTGGAGACATACCTTTTGGAGCAGCTTTCTTAGCAGCTTTTTTCTTAGGGCCTTTACCAAAGCCTGGTTGACCTTTTTTCTTACCGCATCCGCACATAGCGCACATTATTTTTTGCCTTTCTTAGGTTTAGTTACTTTGGATTTACCCTTACCTTCAGGAACACAGTTCGGCACTTTTTTACCATCTTTGTTCTTGAATCCTACTTGAACGTAGCCGTCCCAACATGGGTTAGAGCCGCTTGCCATTATTTACCCTTCTTGTGGGAGTTGCTTGGCTTACTGTGCCAATCTTTAACTGCCTTAACACCTTGTTTGACAGTCTTTGACCCACCAACTTTAGTTAGGTTAATCTTATCGTACTTGCCTGTTTTTTGACCTAAGTGGTCAACAATGACTTGGTCTTTTTTCTTAGAGACTTTATGGCCAGTTCCGCCAACTTTAAGGGTGACAGGCTTTTCTTTCTTTTTCATTTTGCGCCTCGTTTGTATCTGATAGTAGCCTTTGGTTTACGAACAATTCCGCCTTTTTTCTTTCGAGCCATGGCTCCACCTGACTTGTACTTGCTACCAGTCAAAGCGATGCTCACTGACTTTTCAGGGTTCTTACCTGCTGATTGTCCAATACGTTTTGCCATGTTTCCTCCTTATGCTTGGGCGTACGCCAAGAATTGACTATCATTAACCAGCTCGTCTGGCATAACTTGAATTAGGTCCATAAGAACTAGCGTATGGCGCTCTGACACAACACCAACTTGCTGAGCTTTAATAGGTCTATAGACTTGACCCTTCCATACAATTCTATATTTAGTAGTCAAATCAACTGCGTTTTTAATGTTACCTCTTTGATTAAATAGGTCTGGACTGGCACTTCGTAGGTCATCAATGTTTAAAGTCATGTGCAAAGTATCGGCGTTGTAGAAACCACGCTCATTTTGCGCTCCAGTGCCTTGAGTAATAGAGGCTCTAGAGACTGATAGTAAATGCGGCCCAACCCAAACACGACCGCCACCTAGAGGTTCAACATCATAGATTGGGTCTTTGGTACTTGCTGCAGAGTTAAACACCCACCACTGTGCTGTAGTTCCAGCTGGGTTTGTTAAGTCGGCAGTAATGCCGTCACCAATAGAATCTAATTCAAAATCTGAATCAAATCTACCACCTGGGGTATAGGCTCTCATTACTCTCCTTGATAAAAGTGCAAGTTAATTTTAAGTCGTGGGTCTGAGGGATTTAATTCCACAGCTTTGGTTCCTTGAATAATAGCTTCCTCTATTTTACCCAATTTGTACGCAGATAACGCCATAAGGTCATGGGGAAGTGAGCCCCAAGAATCAGCATCGTTTAGATATGCCAAAGGTTTTTCAACAATAGCCAAAGCTGTCTTAGCGTTGTTGTAACAAGCTTCCCAATCATTTAGTTGATAGTAGGCGTTTGCTAAATCTACCCAGGGTTCTCTAAATTCAGGAGCTTCTTTAGCCGCTTCATTTAAATACATTATTGCATTTTCTGGGTCGCACTTTGCCATATATCTCCAAGACGCAGCTCGCTCTGGAGCCCACCTGGCCGTCTTAAGCTCAAGGTGACGTTTAAACTCTATTAATGCTTTCTCGTATAAACCGTGAAAATATAGTTCTCTTGCATAGTAGAAAGCGTTGCGGTCATCCTCTGGTGCCTCGTTTACAGAAAGCTCAAGCAAAGGAAAGTATTGACCTCTTGATTTATTAGGGTCAGGGTGATGATGTATTTCTAATTTAACCCAGCCTTGAGTCTCCTCAATTCTGTCTGGAGTTATTACCTCATGTACTGGGTGCTTCCACCTGTAACCGTGACGAGCGTGTATCTTGTCACCACCATACACAAGGCCTGGACTTCCATCAGGATTCCAGCTCCATGTGTATTGGTATCTAGGTCGGGTCCATTTTTGGGTGTGGGCCGATTCTAACTCTTCTCTCCAACCTGGCTGGAGAACTTCATCCATGTCTAAAGCAACGCAGTAATCTATATCGTCTGGTATTAAAGCAAGAGAAACATTTCTTGCGTCATCAAATCTCCAAGGTTTCACGCTAATTGTGTGGCACACAATCCCAAGTGATTTGGCTTTCTCTACTGTTTTATCTGTAGAACCCGTGTCAGCAATTAATAAGTAGTCTGCTTCTTTTGCGGAATCAAACCAAGATTGAACAAAGTGTTCTTCATTTAAAGCGATGGTATAGACGGCTACCTTCATTTGGTACCTAACTACTCGGCGTCAAGGGCTACATAATCGTAGCCGATAACCTCCCCAGTTGCCGCATCCGTTACTCTAAAAGTACGGATATTTGTTAGAGGGTCTACGCCTAAATCTTCTTTATTTACTGTCATGATAATCTACCCCACAGACCTGTATTGTAAGTTGTAACTGGTGTCGCCGTTGCTGGCAAATCTGTTTGTGAAGTAACAGCGCCATTTAGTTTTGGACTCAAGCTTGCCACAGAGCCTGGAGCAAATCCGTAGGCTACATAGGCATTTCCTGGGGTGGTTCCTATCCATAGAACTGCTAAGCCATAACGAACGCCAGCTTGTAGAGTGTAGTTAGCAGGTAGGGAACCTCCTGTTGAGAAGGCTCTTGTGTACAGTGTGTTTCTAGTGCTAAAAATTGTAGTATCACTTGCTGTAGCTGCTACAAGAGTTGCTGTGGTTTCATCATATGTGTATAGACCAAACCTGACAAGTGTTGCTCCCGAAGAAGCTGTACCAGCAGAAGATACTGAAATCTCATCTAGGTTCAAAGTACGAAGAGGTGTAAAAAACGTAAAGTATGTCGTTCCGCTAACTAAAGTTGCAGTCTGGTTATCCCAACGAGGGGCCACATCTATGGCTGCAGTTGGCATTCCCAGAGCACCTAAAGCATGTTCTACCAATGCAACAGTTCCAGTAGCATCTTGAACCGTTACTGTTCTGTCTACAGTTGGGTCTGTAAAGGTTAAGGTTGTTTCAAATGCATCTGCAGTCGCACCCTCTACAACGATGCTTCCATCATTAAGAGTTAAACCTGTAAGAACAGGGCTGCTTAGTGTTAACCCAGAAACAGAGGTTGTTGTTCCACCTAGTGTTAATGTGCTAGAACCAAGAGTAAGAGTGGAGTTAGCCAACTTAGCGTTAGTTACGTTAGCATCAACAATCTTTGCTGTAGTAACTGTTCCATCTGTTGGTGTGCGGGTATTTGTAAGACGGGTGTCTGTTCCGTAAACCACTTCTGTAGCAGAAGCGTCACCAGATGCCGGTACGTTTTTTACGGAAGATGTTCCAAGACCAGTAACCTGAGTATTAGCAATAGAAAGTAGAGTTTGGTCAATGCCAATATTTGCGGCAGTTGATGTTCCAGAGTTAGTAATTGGTCCTGTTACAGAGATAACTCCTGAAGAACCCGTTGGTCCAGTTACTGTGCTGTTAGCACCAGTTGCTCCAGTAGCGCCAGTAGCGCCAGTTGGTCCTTGTGGACCTACAATTTGTCCTGCGCTATACCAAGACGAGCCGTTCCAAACATATAAATCGCCATCTTCATCAACAATGTATGCATCGTTTACAGAGTTTCCTGTAGGAGGTAGGCTTGCAATTAAAGCAACGCTACCTTGTAAATCAACAGCAACTCCTTGTGGACCAGTAGGTCCTGTTGGACCAGTTGGTCCAGTTACTGTGCTGTTAGCACCAGTTGCTCCAGTAGCGCCAGTAGCACCAGTAGCACCAGTAGCGCCAGTAGCACCAGTTGGTCCAGTTACTGTGCTTGCAGCACCAGTCGGTCCTGTTGGACCTGTTGGACCAGTCGGACCAGTTGGTCCAGATGAATAAGGAAGTGCGTTCCAAGTTGCAGAGCCAGTACCAATTTTAAATTTACCAGTGTCGTATTCATATCCAGCTTCACCTTGTGAAAGTGTTGGATTAGCAGAAGTCCACTGCGCTGCAGTGCCTCGTCTAAATTGAACTTTAACTGCCATCAGGGTCCTCCACAATCAACGGGGTCAAGCCCACCAAAAACAGATGTGGGCTCTCCACAATCTACGTTTTGAAACAAAGGACCAGTTGGTCCAGTAACACCTTGAATACCTTGTGCACCAGTCGGTCCAGTTGGTCCTGTAGGACCTGTTGGGCCAGCAACAGTAGAAGGTTGAGTTGATACGGGACCAGTTGGACCAGTGGGTCCTGTAGGTCCAGTTGGGCCCACTACCGATACGACAACTGTACGCCATACGGAGCCGTCCCACTCCCATACCTGACTATTA